GATAAGAGCAACAGCCAACCGTCTGAATTAAAACCTGCTGGCAAAGCAATGAAGGCCGAAAACGTTGAATTTGATGGAGACTTTAGTGAAGACCTGAATGCTCTTGTAGAATCTGAGGCAACACTGAGCGATGAGTTCAAAGCCAAAACAGCAGTAATTTTTGAAGCAGCGGTTAAGTCTAAACTCGCAGAAGAGATCGACCGTTTGGAATCTGAGTACCAATCACAATTGGACGAAGAGATCAAAACAACTAAGGAAGATCTTGTAGAGAAAGTAGACAGCTACCTCAACTATGTGGTTGAAAACTGGATGGAAGAGAACAAGTTGGCGATCCAATCTGGCCTACGTGCTGAGATCGCAGAAGGCTTCATGGACAAGTTAAAAGGCTTGTTTGTTGAGTCATACATCGAAGTTCCAGAGTCCAAAGTCGACCTAGTAGACGAACTAGCAACTGCAAACGAAGAACTAGAAGAACAATACAACGATGCAGTAGCTAAGAGCCTATCACTTGCAGAAGAGCTAAATGGTTACAAACGTCAAGCGGTTATCCGCGAAGCGTCAAAAGATCTAGCAGAAACTCAAGTGGAAAAGCTAACCAAACTCGCAGAGAGCATTGACTTCCAATCAGAAGAAGATTTTGCAGCCAAAGTAGAAACTTTGAAAGCATCATACTTCAAGTCAGACGCACCAACTTCTCCTATCGCAGAGAATACAGAAGATGATGCAGCTGATGATGCAATTGAACTAACAGGTTCAATGGCTGATTACGTCAACGCACTTAGAAAAACAATTAAGTAATTAGGAGATCCTTAAATGGAACAAACTTATGATCGTCTCGTAGAGAAATGGTCTCCAGTATTGAACGAAGAATCAGCTGGTTCAATTGACAACGCGCACAAGCGTGCTGTTACAGCTGCCGTTCTGGAGAACACAGAAAAAGCATTGCGTGAGCAAGGCATCATGGAAACTGCAGCTAACGCAGCAGGTAACGGTACTTCAGTAGTAGATGGTGGTACAGGTGCTGCTTCTAACTGGAACCCAATTCTTATTTCACTAGTACGTCGTGCAATGCCAAACTTGATGGCTTACGATATTTGTGGTGTTCAGCCAATGTCAGGTCCAACAGGCTTGATTTTTGCAATGAAATCACGCTACAAAACAACAAAAGCTGGTGCAGTTGGTACAGGTTCAGGTACAGAAGCACTATTCAACGAAGCGCTAGTTAACTACTCAGGTGATTCTTCAACTACTTCAGGTGGTTCAGAAGGTCCATCTGGTCTAGCAGGTATCTCAGATACTGATGGAGACGCAACCATCGTTGATTCAGGTGCAGACTACGTTCCAGTAACTGGTGATGCATACACAACAGCAGAAGCTGAAGCACTAGGTAATACTGGTGAGGCATTTGCTGAAATGGGTTTCACCATTGAAAAAGCAACTGTGACAGCGAAGTCACGTGCGTTGAAAGCAGAATATACACTAGAGCTTGCACAAGACTTGAAAGCAATCCATGGTCTAGACGCAGAGACAGAATTGGCAAACATCTTGTCAACAGAAATCTTGGCTGAAATTAACCGTGAGGTTGTTCGCACAATTAACGCTCAAGCGAAAATTGGTGCACGTCAAGCTAACGTAACAACTAAAGGTATCTTTGACTTGTCATCTGATGCCGATGGTCGTTGGTCAGCTGAAAAATTCAAAGGTCTTGGCGTTCAACTAGATCGTGAAGCAAACACAATCGCAAAAGAAACACGTAGAGGAAAAGGTAACATGGTTATCTGTTCTTCAGACGTTGCTACAGCGCTTGCGGCTTCAGGTATGTTGGATTATGCTCCAGCGTTGTCAACAAAGTTTAATGTTGATGACACAGGTAACACATTTGCGGGTGTTCTAAACGGCCGTACACGTGTTTACATCGATCCATATGCAACAACAGACTATGTCAACGTTGGTTATAAGGGTACTCACCCATATGACGCAGGTCTATTCTACTGCCCATACGTACCACTAACAATGGTCCGTGCAGTTGGTGAGAATGACTTCCAGCCACGTATCGGGTTTAAAACTCGTTATGGCATGGTATCAAACC